GCTCAGTCTGAGGTCCAACAATATATTCAAAATCATTCTCAAATTATTGGGGCTACGTTAGCAAGTCAATCTCAAAGAGGATAAAATATGGCAACAACACATAAAATGGTATATGCAGTTTCAGCTACTCCAAAAGTTACAGTTGATGCTGTAGCTGGAGCTAGCATGGAAACTAATTCAATACATGAAGACATCAGAAGAACTTTAGGAGGTTCTGGTGAAGTAACTAATGATGGAGCAATTGATTTTGGAGGAGTTTCTGATGGTTCAGTTAATTATTTACAAGCAACGTCTGGAGGTGTAAATATAGGAGATGGAGATACAAGATTTATATGGGTAAAGCATACTGGTTATTTATGGTCTAGTTCTTCTGCCTTAGGAAGCGCAACTACAGATAAACTTAATATAAATATAGATTCAGAACATATAGCTACATTAGCAGCTGGAGAATCTTGGATAATACCATTACCAGATACATCATCAACGGCTACAAATTTCAAAGCATTACGAGGTGGTTCTTCGGATATAGCTATAGAAGCAATAGGATTAGATTAATGACAGTTTTAGAAATAATGGAAAGATTGGGTATTAAAGAAGAAGTTCTTGTAAGGTCTTGGGTGCAAGATGCTGTTCATTTAATACAAAGTAATACAAAAGAAAAAATAGAAGTATCTAAAAAAGATTTAATAAAATCTGTAGGAAGTACAGACAATGTGTATATTCTTCCCTCTGATTTAGTTTCTTTAGAAAACATATCTATAAAAGATACTAGCGACAATAAATATAAAAAAATTAGAAGATTAACAGCGCAACCGCATTATTTAGCTGAGGATATTTCACCATGAGTTCTTATGTAGATAGAGAATGGTTTTATTATTTAAGAGGTAGGGAAGTTTTAATATACAAACTTCAAGGTGGTATAAGCACTGGTAGAATTAGTCAAAGTGGAGTATTCCAATCTTACGATAAAGAATTAATATATCCAGATGAAGATATTTCTGAAGGATTAAGAATAGAATACACAAGAGTAAGTGAACCATTTGTTAAAGAGGCTTTAGAAACAACAACTGCTTATAAAAGCGGAACTACTATATCTTTTGAAGATGGCACTGGTTCAAGTTCAAGAGATGTAATAGATTTAGGATCTACTGATAATCATGATTTTTCAGCAAATGATAAAATTAGAATTAGAGGGTCTTCTAGTAATGATGGGGATTATACTATTGTTGCTTTGGCAAATGATGGAAGTACAAGTTATAGACAACTTGAAATAGCGGCTGATAGTTTTACAGCTGAAACTATAGGGCAAAGAGTAACTATTACTCAAATACCAGTAGAAGATTCTTCTCCTTCTGCGTCTTCTCATGTTAATTTAAATAAAATGCTTTGCTTAGCAGTTTTAGATTATTGTAAAGCTATGATAGCTGAAAGACAAGGAGACATGAATAAAAAAGAATATTTTATGAAAGAGTTTTATAGTAAATTAGGCGACAACGAAAGTAACAAAAGGAACATATCAGTTTCATTTCCTTCTGGTCCTTTCGCAATAAAATAAATTTTATAGTTGTATAAGGAGACATCTCGCCTCGCAAGACAACTAAACAAATAAAGGAGATAATATGGCAAATCTGCAAAAACACAGAGCTCACGAATCATTAAATATAGAATCAGCTGGCGATTGGAAAGTACAAAGCGCAGTTACAGCTGATGATGATGGTGTAGCTGTTAATGTAACTAATTATCATCAAGTTCATTTAATATCTGATAATGATTTTTATTTTACATTTAATACCACTGGTACAGATTCAGATATAAATACATCTAATGATCTTTATCTAAAAGGTGGAGATACAATATATACATTAAAAGTACCTAGAGGATTAGGTGATTCAATATATTTAATAATGGAAAGAAAAGGAAGCTCTGATGCAACAGTTAGAGTTATCTTAGCTTAAGGAGATACAATGGCTTTTATTACAACAACAGCAAATTCAATATCTTCTGGTGGGACTATTAATGGATCTATAACTATAGAAGGAGATTTAACTGTAAATGGAGATGGGGCTGGAGCTTATGACGAAATTATAGATGGAAATTTAAGAATATCATCTACTAACAAATTAGAATTTGGCGATGATGGAACATATATACACCAATCTGCTGATGGCACATTAGATCTTGTATCCGACACAATTTTAGAGTTGAATGGTGGTGCTGGCTCAATGAAGATTGATGCTAATTCTAAAATCAGCCTTAGTAATAATGACCTTGGAACGAATAATACTCTCTTTGGGAAATCAGCAGGAGCCAGTATAGTTTCTGGAGCAAACGATAATGTTTTAATCGGACCAGAAGCAGGAGATGCAATCACTATTGGTGATGACAATATTGCTGTGGGAAATGGAGCATTAGGAGCTGAAACTGTTGGACAAAGTTCAGTTGCTATTGGAACTGCTGCTGCTGGCAATCAAGCAAAGTCAGGTGGCTCTCAAGGGCATATGCGAAATACTGCAATTGGGACTACTGCTTTATACTACAATGTAACTGGTACAAATAATACATTTTTAGGTGCAGATGCAGGTGTTGGTGTAAGTGGAAATTCGCATACTAATAATACTGGTCTTGGTTATCTTGCCATGAGCGGTATTACAACAGGAGATTATAATGTAGCTATAGGAAGTGGAGCTGGTGTTGGAATAACTGCACATGATAATAATATTGCTATCGGACAAGATTCTTTAAGAGTATGTGGTAATGAATTAAATATTGCTATCGGTGTTTATGCCTTAGAAGATGGTTCTAATGGATATTCTAATATTGCGATTGGAGGTTATTCTCTTAAAGCACACGCAACTAACAATACAGTTGCAGTCGGTGAATCTGCTCTTCAAAAAAATACAAGCGGAATACAAAATACTGCTTTAGGTTATCAAACTTTAGTTGAAAATACAGTTGCAGACAATAATACCGCTGTTGGCTTTCAGGCATTAAAACTTTCCAATAAAACAGGAAGTGTAGGAATTGACTCTAATAATACTGCCGTCGGTTCATTGTCTTCATCCCAAATTACAACTGGCGTACAAAATACTTCTTTAGGTAGTTTTGCGTTAGGTCAAACAGTTGATTCCGATAGCAATACTGCACTTGGATACTATGCTTGTGGAGCTGGGGATGTATCAGCAGGTGGTGTAACAGCAGTTGGTGCATACGCATTAGCTGAAAATATAAATGGTGAAAAGAATACTTCTGTAGGTTTTCAAGCAGGAAATGTAATCACGACAGGAGATAATAATACTATTATAGGATATGATGCAGATACAGATGATAATGCAGCCGTTAATCAAACTGTCATTGGGTGTGAGACAACAGGTGTTGCTGATAACTCTGTAACTCTTGGAAATGCAAGTGTAACGGCTGTTTATATGGCACAAGATTCTGGTGCGATGGTACATAGTGCTGGATTAACAACGAGCGGAGCAGTGCTAACGCAAGGAATGTCTGATAATACAGATAGATTTGTAGTTACAGATGATGGTTCAAGTTACAAAGGTGGATTCACTAAAAAGTCAGGCTCAATGGGTGGTTTGTTTGTAAGAGGTTCGTCTAGTAAAATAGGAATACTAACTAATTCAAGTTACGCAGCTAATCCGAGTGGAGACACAGAAGCTTTTATGGTTTCTAGCGCAGATGCTACTGCAACTTTTTCTGGTAAAGTCGGCATAGGAAGAACAGATCCACAATTTAAATTAGATGTGTATGAAGATAGTTCTTCTACAGGAGTTGCCATAGGAAAATATGCGGCTGGCAAAACTGTCGGTGTACTAGCAACAAGTGCAGACACGAGTGGTTATTTTTATATCCAATCTTATTTAAATCAAGGAACTACATTTGGAGATATTGTATTAAACTCATCGGGTGGTAATGTTGGAATAGGACTTACAGACCCAGCTTATAAGTTAGAAGTTAAATCATCTGTAACTGGGAATTGGATTTCAAGAATTTATAATACTGCTGATACAAGTAACCCAAATGGTTTATTAGTTAGAGTAGATGACCCAAATAGTACGGGAATGATTTTAGGTGTCCATAATGGTGACGGATATAGAACTAAATTTGGAACAAGCATTACCGAAAGTGCCAACATCATTGATATTACAGACACAACAGATGCAAGTGATGATTCTGGCGATACTGGTGCTTTAAGGGTTGAAGGTGGTGCATCAATTGCTAAAAAATTATATGTAGGTGGTGCAACTAGCTTAGAAGGTGGTTTAGATGTATCTTCGACTACTACATTAAAGTATGAAACTAATGTGATGACTCTTACCAGAGATGGTGGGCACCTTATGGTACTTCAAAATAATGGCTCAGCAATTGCAGATGGAGAAGCATTAGGCTATTATCGTTTCAATGGAAAAGTTGGTGGAAATGACGAAGAAGTTGGTGTAGACATTCGAGCAGAAGCAGATGGAGCTTGGACAGCAGATACAGATTGCCCAGCAAGGTTAAAAATATCTACAAATTCTGGTAGTGGCACAGCAGAAAGAATGCGAATTGATAAAGATGGAGTTGTTACGCTTGGAGTCAATGATGCAACAGCAACATCTGTTGGTATCGGTGCTAGTCCGTCAGTTGTCTCCAATACAAGCATCTTACATATTGGTAATCATAATACAGCCGTAGCTGTTATATATCTTACAGATAATGAAGCACAGGATGATTTCTTTATCCAGTCTAATTCAGAACTTAGAATAGGATATAATAATACTACATATCATAGCATGGGTACTACTGGAATTGCCAAATGGACATCAAATACAAATAGTAATCTATCTATAGATACCGCAAGTGCAACAAGTGAACCTAGAATTATAGCAGTAAATGATGCTGATAACGCCTATGTAACTCTTGGTTTATACGCTGAACCATTAGAACTAAAAAGAGGTCAAATTAAGTTCCCTGCAACACAAGTTGCTAGTTCAGATGCGAACACATTAGATGACTATGAAGAAGGAACTTGGAGTCCTGTAATTTGCCAATCTGATGATATAAGTGATGTTCTTCCAATGCACGCTGAAACAGCGGGTAATTATACAAAAATAGGAAATATAGTTCATGTAACTGGTCAAGCAATAGGCAACAGTAGTAGTGGGGATATGCTTGCGGCTGATTCAATAGCTATAAAAGGTTTGCCATTTGCAGTACCTAACGCATACAAAAATAGAAGTACCGCAACATTAATCGGACTTACTGTTAATCTTGCATCTGGCAAAAGAATTGGTGGTTATGTAGCACAAAATTCATCACAAATAAATCTATATGTAAATGATGGTACATCTGAGGGAGCATTAAGATTTGATGAATTTACAAACGCTGGTCATGTAGTATTTCAAGCAACATATTTAGTTTAATTAGAAATTAAAAAGGAAAAATAATATGGCTTTATCAAAAATAGAAAAAGATGATTATGAAGTAAGAGGTGAGTACAAACATATAAATGTTCGCACTAAAACATCAATCATGGAAGATGGTGAAGAAATTTCTTATAAGTATCATAGAAAAGTATTAACACCAGATATGGATGTATCCGGAGAATCAAAAGAAGTGCAAGACCTTGCAAATGTTTTATGGACAGATGAAGTAAAAAAAGCATACGAGGATAGCAAGAAAGAAGATTAATTAACAAAAAAAAGGAGAATAAAAATGGCTAAAGAAAACATCGAACCACAGCCTAAATTAAATCTTGATGGAAAAGAATATGAAATAGATTCTTTAACTGATGTCCAAAAAGAAATATTAGGTGATATAAATGATTATCAAAAACAAATTAACAGATTGGAAAGGTGGAAAGCTGGTCAAATAGCTATATTAAGAGCTTCCATTGAAGAATCAGAAAAAGGTGAAAAAGAATAAATGATAATCCGTAGGTCAAGTCAAGGTTATAGAATAAGACTCCATAGAAATACAACACCTGGTCTTACAAGAACCAAGAAGTATAAAGATGGGACTGTTGAAACCTTGACTTACCCTACATCTGGATATGATTATTTTGTAGAAGTTGATGGCGAAATAGTAAGACGTTCAGATAGTTTTAAAAATATAGAAGAATATTATGTGTCTGAATGTGCTAAAAAATATGATAATGGACATGGAAGATTAAAAATTGGAGAACATCATGTTATTAATAATGTTGCAACTTCACAATCTGATTATCCCACTGAATCTAATACTATAGCAGAAATAAAAAGATTTTATGACATAAGAAATATTAAATATAGTTCAAATGAAACTAAATCAGAATTATTATCAAGAATTGTATTTGATAAAGGATATAAATTAAATGTATGAAGACGATAATGAATTTTATTTTTGGATTGGTTCTATTGGACTTGTTGTTTTTATGGTGTATTTAATGGTATGGCTAATAGAAGCATAAATGGAAAACCAAGCACAGCACGAAGTTATAGAGGTTCTCTTGTCGATGACAATATGGTCTTATCTATCAACATTAAATGGATTGGACAAATTTGTTTTCTCGTTGGCAGTCTTTTATTTGGTTATTGGAACATCGTCAATCGTTTGGATAAATTGGAAAGCAGAATGGGAGAATCAGATGCTAAAATTAAAGAATTGGTTAATAAACATATCGAAGATGAAGAACAAAGGTATGCGAAAATGGAAGAAGAAATTCAATGGTATCAAAAAGAATTTAATTTAAATCCTTTAAGTTGGAAAAAGAAACGAGGTAAAAAATAGTGGAACAATTTGCTACGACATATATGGAATTAGGATTTGCTGGTATTGTAGCAGTTTTATTTGGTTATATGATTTTAAATTTAATAAAATCACAAAACGCTCAAACTGAAGATTTAGAAAGTATTAAACAAGATTTAACTAAATTAAGCACAGAGATGTCAAACACTCAAAGCATTTCAATTAAAATTGTAGACAGGTTTAATGTTTCAGATAGAACTTCTCAATCTCATAGAGAAGATATAGTAAAAGAATTAAATGACCTTAGTCAAGATATTGCAGAGGTCAAAGGATCAGTGAGTAGAATAAATGGCAGGCACTAAACCAATATCAGACAATAGTAGTTTAAATATATCTCTCCCTATGCTTATACAAGCAGTAGGTTTGATAGGTGCTATGGTATGGGGATATGGTCAATTAAATACTCGAATTAGTTTTTTAGAATATCAAGTAGCGATGAATGAAGAGCATATTAGCAGAATGGAAGAAGATGCAGATGCTAATCAAAATGCTGAAATACCCGCTGATATAAAACAAAATCAAAGAATTGATTATTTAGAAAAAGAATTAGATAGATTAAGGAAGTATGATTAATGGACAGTTTAAAAGTATCTGGAACAAGTTTTGCAAGTATGGGTGTCGTTTTTATGGAGTTGTTACCATATTTTATTGGTGTTAGTATTGGTATAATGAATATCGTATATTTATACTATAAAATTAAAAAGATAAAGGAATCTTAATATGAATATCAAATCAATGCTTATTAAATTAGCTGAAGAACAAGCAGATAAGATGCAAGAAGAAGCAATTAAATCTCTTGCGTCTGACGAAATGTCTGACAGAATAGCAACAGCTATTAATAAAAAAATAGATATACCTTTTGTGAGTGAAGAAAAAGAACAAATATTTTTTGAAAAGATTATAGATGTTGTAACAGATGTCTTGGAAGGCGTTTTCAAAGGAAAGTAATAAGGAGTAAACTATGGCTAGTTTAGCGCAAATTTACAACAGGCAACCTCAAGTTAGAAAACCAAAAGAGGAACCTCAACAACCTTCTAATAAAAGGATGGATATTGTGTTTCATATGCCAGAGGTAAAATCTCTTATAAATCATTTGAATATTTTATATTCTAGTATGATTGTTTCCCAAATGAATACTCCATCTAATAATTCTATGTGGGAAAAAGTAAGTTGGTACAGCCCAGGTCAAGGAGCTGTAAAGCAATCTCAAAGTGTAAATTAAAGGAGGCAACATGGCAGTTCATAGCTCTAATGGAGAAATGAAAGAAGTTCCCAAAAAAGTAAAGCCTAAAAAAAGCAATAAAGACACGAAACTTCTTGAAGACATATCTGAAGCTATTGGGCATGTTTTATCTGAACTTGATGATTTGCAAGATAGATTAAAAAAAGTAGAAAGTAGATTGGGGTTATAATATGTCTAAAGATAAAATGCCAGCTAGAAATAAAAAAAATTATCGATCTACTAAATCTGGAGCAGGTATGACTGCGGCTGGTGTTCGTGCTTATAGAAGTATGAACCCAGGTTCTAAATTAAAAACAGCTGTTACGGGTAAAGTAAAACCCGGTGGCAAAGCATCTAAAAGGAGAAAATCTTATTGCAGTAGATCCGCAGGTCAAATGAAAATGCATGGGATTAATTGTTCTAAAACTCCAGATAAAAGAATTTGCGCAGCTAGAAGAAGATGGAAATGTTAAATGAAAAGTAAAAAGAAAAAAGGTAAAGGTTTAAAATCAGCTTGTTGGGTAGGATATGAAGCTGTGGGATTTAAAATGAAAAATGGTAGAAAAGTTCCCAATTGTGTTCCTATAAAAAAGAAAAATGGCTGATGTTATTGGTTTATCAAATGTTTCAACACCTGACACTGGTAAAGGAAGTAAATTAAAAACAGGTGGTAAAAGGAGGTATAATATGCCAAGTAAAAGTAAATGTGCATCCAGTTGGAAACAATTAGGATATAAAAATATGAAAGATTGCATGAATTATGGAAAACCTGCTAAAGCACAAAAAGCTGGTGAATCAGCTGCCCAACAAAAAGATAGAGTTGGTTGGGATATGGCGGGATCTAAAAATGCAAGAATGAAAAAACGTATGAAAAAAAGAGCAAGTTCAGTTAATTATTAATGGGTAAAAATATTAATTTATTTGGGCATGATAAAGGATTAGGTGACACTGTTAGTCGTGTAATCAAAACTGTTACTAGAGGAAAAATAAAGGAGTGTGGAGGATGCAAGAAAAGGAAAGATATATTAAACCGAGTGATTCCTTATCGGAATCCTCAGAACAAGCGATACGAGTAAAGAACGGAGGTTCAATAAGAGGAGTAGAGGGAGGACTCCGTATAGATGCATTTGATCACGATGAAAATTCTCAATACGATTTTTCAGAAGATGATTGCCCTGTTTGTGAATTACCAGAACATGCTCAAAATCATATTATAGAAGATATAGAATACCAAGAAAACAATGCCTAAACAAACCTTTAAAATTGAAGGGTTTCATGGAGGTATAAATTCAAATTCAGACCCTAGAGATATTTCAGAAATAGAATCACCGGACTTAGTAGATGTTGCTATAGATTCTGTAGGTAGAATAAAAACATTAGGTACTTTTACTCAACAATCGTATTCTAATTCTCTTCAAATTTTACCGAATAGAGGATTGTTTGTTATGAATAGTGATAAACAATTAGATGGTGGAGACGCTAATGAAACTTTTATAGTTTTATATGATGATGGTGGAAATACTTTTGATATAAAAGATAGCGAAGGTTGGGATACTGATCAAATATCTTTAGACACATCTCATCCAGTCTTTTATGTTGGTGATGGTAATTTAAGAATAGGAGATGGTTCTTTTACTAATGATGGGAGATGGTTCGGGCATCTATCTTCTGATGATGAAAAGTTTAGTGGTCTATACGCAGCTTCTGGAACATTACAATGGATAGACGAATCTCAACCTATAAAATCTCCAACTGTTGGTAATTGTTTAATATCTACTCCCTTCGCAGGTTCGGATAGTGATGGTGTTAATTCTTCATCATCTGAATACATAGGGAATGTAGCAGATAATAGTGGAGATGATGTTGCTGATCTGGCTTCTGTTAATTTAAGAGTAGGGTTACAATATTTTCAATTGCTTAGCAATACAGCTAGCGACACTACTCCAACAGAAGGAACTGATGGAGACACCCCTTCTGATTATTATCCCTTTGTTGGAAATAATAATATTAAACTAACAACAAATGGAAGCGCTTCTCAAAGTATGTTAACTGGAGGTAGCCAATCATATACTATTACAGATGAAAATAATTTTGTAATAGCTTGTTATATAAAAGCAGTAGAATGGAATGATTTACAACAAGTTGTAGTTTCTCATTTTACTTCTGGTAATGCTCAATTTATTGATTATGCTTTTTCAAAAGAAGAAATAGTCCCAGATTGTTGGAATATATTAGTTTGCACTTCTTCTAATAATAGAAGTGGAGATTATTCTCTTGGGGATACTTTAGTAACTTGGAAAATAACTGTTCAAGATGGAGATTCAGGTTCAGCTTCTCCTACTTTTCATATTAGTGGGCCAGTTTTAACTAACAATCCATTGTTAGAAGGATACCAACCAGGTGTTTATGAGTTTTATCATACATATTTGTATGATGAAGAAAAACAAGAATCATTACCATTTAAATTTACAGATACAAGTATATCTGGTGGCATATTTAATAAAGTAAATGTTTTAGGTGGATCTGTATTATTTAATTATGATATATATACAAATCCATTTGGAACAAGGGTAACTGGAGTAAGCGCAGCTTCTGATAGTGATTTAATAACTAAAAGTAGTCATGGCCTTGCAACTGGAACTCCTATAAGATTATCTGGATTTAGTAATGTTGGTGGTAATAATAATTTTTTATACTATGTAGTAAATCAAAGTGCAGATACTTTTAAGCTTGCGAATAGTTATGCAAATGCAACAGCTGAGTCGCCTACAATAATTGATCTTAGTGGTAGTGGAGCAACCGATAGTAGCATGTCTTATGAAACATATTCTATTAATAGAAGAATAACTGGATCTAGGATTTATTATAAAGTACAACAAAATGATAATTATTTTTTAATAGGTGAAGTTGATTTTATTAATAATGGATTTAAATGGTTACCAGAAGGAGACATTATGGCTTATTCTATGGCTAATAGTTCTCACGCATCTACAGCTGGTGAAGTTTTTACTAAAAACACTTCTGTTATTAAAGGGATTTCTCCTGCGTCTGCTAATGGAATAGATACATTTAGAACAATAAACGGATTCGGAGCATCAGTTGGAACTATAGAAGCTAAGTTTAAAACAGCTGTTATACATGGTAGAAGATGTTATATAGGGAATGTAAAACAGGGTAATAAAAAATACCCAGATAGAATTATAAAAAGTCAAATAAATAAATTTGATGTGTTCCCAGATAAATTAGGAACAATAGATGTAGCAATTAACGATGGTGAAAATGTAATAAAATTAGAAGCTTTTGCAGATAGAATACTTCAATTTAAAGAAAAGACTATGTACATAATTAATGTAAGTGAAAATGTAGATTTTCTTGAAGAAACTTTTGAAGGCAAAGGATGTTCTTTTGATTACCATGTTACAAAAACAGATTATGGTGTAGCTTGGTTTAATAAATTTGGTGTTTATTTTTTTGATGGTAAATCAGTTTCTAATTTACTTGAAAGACAAGGTATTAGATTGATAAGTGAATCAGATTGGGAATCTTTTATCACTTCTTCAGATTCAGATATGAGTGAAGCCCATATTGGATATATACCAAAAAGAAGACAATTATTAATTAAAAGATTTCATGCTAGCCTTGCTGATGTATTTATATACGATTTTGTATTAAAGTCTTGGACAAAAGGTTCTGGAAAAGTTACAGTTGCAACTAATATGTCTAATTTTGCAATAGATGGTAATCAAGAATTAATATATGCAGGCAACGTAGATTCATATATTTACACATGGGATTCTTCTCCTCAATCTACTAATAATTTTGTTTATAAAACTAAAGACATAGATTTTGGGCAACCAGGTGTTAGAAAAAAAGTTTATAAAGTTAGAATTTCTTACAAAGGAGATGCTGACAATCTTGTAATAAAATATGGAACTAATGGAGATACTGCTTTTGATTATAGCTTTCAAGGAACTGATAGCTCAAATGGAAAAGCAAATGGATCTTCAGCTGCATCTGATAAACCTTTACACGATAAAAACGATTTAAGTCAATGGTATCATGCTGAATTAAAACCAGATAACTCTACTCAAGCTAATAACATATATAGTTTTCAATTACAAATGAGTGGTGTCGTTGATTCTGATTTTGAATTAAATGATATTTCAATAGTATATAGATCTAAAAGTGTTAATTAATGACTTTAACAAGAGAAGAAAGAAAATTATTACACCAGAAATCCAAACAACCAACTTCTGGAACTGGAAAGCCCGATGCTAGAGAAGGTAAAGATGGAGACATTTCTTATAGAAAAATAGAAGGTTCTGGAACTGTCCAATATGTAAAACAAAATGGAGATTGGATAGCTATAGGTTCTTCTGGTGAAATGCCAGCTGTAAGAATAATAGGTGCAAATAGGGGTGGAGGCGGATCTTCCACTGGTTCTACAAATTTAAATCATTCTTCTTTATTAAGTTTAGATTCTGATGATCACGATCAGTATGTATTAGTTGATGGAACAAGAGCTTTTAGTGGTAATTTAACGGTTGGTACAGATGGAAGTGGTCACGATGTTACTTTTTATTCAGCAACCTCAGGGGATTCATTTTTATGGGATTCTAGTGAAGAAAAATTAACAATCACAGGGACAGCAGGTCAAACTGCGTTAGATGTATCTGATGGTAATGTAGTTATTGCAGATACATTAACTGTTTCTAATTTTGGAGCAACTACTTTAAGGGGTAAGCTAACTGCAGGATCAGAAGAAATAGAAGGAAGTGCATTTGATATTAATGGTGGGACTGTAGATGCTATAACTTCTTTAACAGTTGCTAATAATGTAGATATTGGTAACTATAAACTTACTTCAAAAGCTTTGGAAGCTTCTGATTTGGGAAGTTCTGGCGGAATAATTTTTGCAAATTCAGATGGATTATTAACAGTAGATTCTGATATTACATTTTCAACAGATACATTAACAGTTACTAAAATAGCTGCTTATGAATTAACAGGTAAACTAACAGCTGGCAGTGTTGAAATAGAAGGTACAAATTTTGATATTAATGGGGGAGCTATAGACGGAACTCCAATAGGGGCAAATTCGGCTAATACGGGTGCTTTTACAACAATTACAGCAAGTACAAGTATAGATATAACTGGATCAACTGGATTAATACTCTCTAACGATGAAACTATTACAAACGCAGTTAATGGAACAGTTTTAATTAATGGTGAAGTAGCATCTGGGACTGGAAGCGCTGCTGGTGTTTTTAAATCTAATGGCAATTACGATCTTACTTTAAAAACTGGCAACTCTACCACAGGATCTATAACTATTACAGATGGAGCAAATGGCAATATAGCTATTACACCAAATGGAACTGGATATGTTCCTATAGGATCTAGCGCAGCTGCTGGAATTTTGGGAAGTATTTTATCAGCTGCTACTATTTCAGCATTGGAAACTGCTTTAAATGATGATCAAGATAATACGTCAACTGCTTTTTCTTTTGAAGAGACAAGTGGGAATCTTTTAGTAACAAATGGATTTGTAGGTTCTAATGCGTCTTTTAACATGGATGATGCTAAAGCTAAGCTTATTAACACAGCATCAGCTAATGGATATGTTTATTTACCCTTAACAACAGTTGCAAATGAAATATATGAAGTTATTTTTGATGTTGTAACTGGTGGTAGTAGCGACGTTGAAGTTTGTTTAAGTTCTTCTACAAGTTGGAATGTAGGATCTGAAAGTGGTTCTGTAGGTGCGGGTTCAAACTATGGATTAATTAAAAATTACAAAGCTGATGATACAACTAGTTATTTAATAATAAGATTGGTATCGGCAATAAATACACAATGGGCTTATATAACAAATATAAATGTTAGAAAAGCTGTTGTATTTACTGGTGGTGAAATAGGATCTGCTAGTTTTGTTTCTGGATTTGCAGGTAGTGGATGGAAAATAGATAAAGATGCTACAGCTGACAATGAATACGACATAACTGTTGATAATATGTTTATAAGAGGAAGACTTAGTGTATATGAACTTCTTATACAACAAATAAGAGCAACAAATGGAGCGGTGTTTGTTACATCAGCGGCTAAGGTAAATTCAACAAGTGGATTGTCATCTAGTGATAGTTCTGGAACTATTACATTTCAAGACCCTTCTGGACATGGAATATGTCCATTTGCAGCTAATGATATTATAATGATGCAAAGAGTCGTGCCTGGTTCTTTAGTAGCTGGAAATGCTACAGCTCCAGTTGGTGATATTATTAAAAAATTGGTTTATAAGGTATCTTCAGTAAGCGGAGCAACTGCTACTGTTGTAGCTGCGACTGGATATACAAATGCAAATGTACCTGTTGAAGGTGATGATTTTGTAAGAATAGGAAATACAAGTAATTCAAATAGACAAGGTTCTATATATCTAACATCTGATGATTCCAATGCCCCCTTTATAGATATTAAAGACAATATAGATAGTTATGCTGATTGGCACTCAACTGCTACAACTGAAGTTAGATTAGGAAAACTTGATGGAATAACTGATACAGACGCTGGTCTAGATGGGACTCAATCTAATTCATATGGATTATATTCTAGTAATGTTTTTTTAAAGGGGCATATTAGTGCAAATTCAGGTGCTATAGCAGGTTGGAATATAACAGCTGGTGAGATATATAAACTTGATGGTGGATCTACTCCAAGTTCTTCTCCAAACAATGGCGTTGTTATAGATAAAGATGGGGGATATAATTCACATGCTCTTATAAAAGTTTATAGTGGAACAGCTTTAAAAGCAGCTGTTGGTAATTTTGGCGATAACAAATATGGAATAGCGGCTGAAGAAGGTGAAATAGGAAATTGGGTTATTGATACCAATTCAATACATAAAGAATCTTCTAGTTCATATATAGGTATAGCAAGCACAGCTCATAGCAGTTCACCAGCTGGAACTTCTCCTCAATTCTTTGCAGGTGCAACTGGTACTCAAGGTCAATCAGCTAATATTGCTTTTGCATCTAATGGTAAAATATATGGTAATGGAATATATGTAAAAGAATCTGGTGGTAGTTCTGTTGATTATTTAATAACAGCTTCTAGGATATTTGGTAATGGAAGTGATGGTGATTTAACTATTAGTAGTTCTTCCCAAACTACAAGTACTTGGATAAGCAGTGGATCTTTGCAAAGAGATATTTATGCAGATAATTTAACAGTTAATGCTTCTTTTGTTTCAAATGGATATAGAATATTTGTAAGAAATACTCTTACAATAGGAGGTTCTTATACTATATCTAATAATGGTTTTAGTGGAGACGCTGGTGGTAATGCAAGTGGTTCATCTGCTGGTTCAGCTGGATATTCAAGAGGAAGTGGAGCTGGTACTGGACAAGGGGCTCCAACTGGAAGTT